TGGATGGAATACTCGTGGTTTATGCCAGAGTTGAACTTCCTGAAGAAAAGCGTCCTAGGAAGATCGATATAGGGTCTGCTGGGGCATCAAAGAAAAAATCTTTTTTGAAAGGCTAGTATCAGCGAACACCCAGTAGATAAGTAATAAACTTTTTTACTGGAGATACAATCATGGAACTAATTAGAATGTTCTTAAAATATGATGATGTAAGAGAGACCCTAGGTATGGTATTGATAAGTGTAACAACATTAACCTTGGCACCCTTAACAATTTATCTTTCCTGGATCTCATTTTGATTCATGCGGGGGTAAGAAATTACCCCCACCTTTTTTGAAAAAAATAGTTTACATTTGACTTAAACTATAGTATAATATATTATTATGTTGCAATTTTACACCAATGTTTCTCGTTATGGAAATATGATTCTACTTCGAGGCTATGATCATGGCCGAAGAATCGAAAAGAAAATCAAATACGAACCAATTCTTTTTACGAGCACAAATCTTCCAACAGAGTGGAAAGCACTTGATGGTACTCCTGTAGGTATTGCAAATGCAGGTAAAAGATTTGACTCAATGCGTTCAGCTAATGAATATGTAACAGCTCATAAGCATGTAGCTGGTAAAACAATCTATGGAAATACTAAGTATATTCCGGCATTTATTAATGATTACTATCCTGGAGACATAGAGTTTAATCGTAATCTTATTAATGTAACAACCATTGATATTGAGGTTGCATCGGACGATGGATTTCCAGAGCCAGATAAAGCTGATCATAAAATCATATCAATTGCATTAAAGAACAATATTAATAATACATATTTCATTTGGGGTCTTGGTGATTATGACACTGATGCATCCTATATGAAAGATCATAGTGTCATCTATCGTAAGTTTGATCGTGAAGATGACTTACTTATTAACTTTATTACACATTGGAATAATCATAACCCTGATGTAGTAACAGGTTGGAATGTAAGATTCTTTGATATTCCTTATCTTGTAAATCGTATTCATAGAATGCTCGGTGAAGCTTATGTTAAAAGATTAAGTCCTTGGCAAATGATTGATCGTCAAGATATAACAAAGATGGGTAGAACTCAAACAGCATATGAACTTAAAGGTATTTCACAACTGGATTATTTGGATCTTTTTCAAAAATTTGGATATTCATATGGTCCACAAGAAACATATAAATTGGATCATATTGCAAATGTAGTACTTGGTGAAAAGAAACTAAGTTATGATGAATATTCTAATTTACATACTCTATACAAATACAATCATCAAAAGTTTATTGACTATAATATTAAAGACGTAGAGTTGGTAGATCGCTTGGAGGATAAACTTGGACTCATTACGCTATGTATGACAATGGCGTATAAGGGTGGTGTAAACTATAATGATACCTTTGGTACTACAAACATATGGGATACTATCATTTATAGAAGACTATATAAGAATAAGATTGTGGTTCCATTCATCGAGAATAAAACAAAGTCAGCATATCCCGGTGGATTTGTTAAAGATCCTCATGTTGGTATACATGATAATATTGTATCATTTGACTTAAATTCTCTATATCCTTCAATCATTATGCAATATAATATGTCGCCTGAGACAATTGCCAATGGAGAGATTACTCAGTTTGATATTGAAAATGTACTTACTAAATCTTCAAGACCAGATAATAAGGGTAAAGCTCTTGCAGCTAATGGACAATATTTTAATATTGACAAGACTGGTATTGTTCCATTCATTGTTGATGAAATGTATAAAGAAAGAGTTGAAATCAAAAAGGATATGATTAATGCTCAAAAGAAATTACAAAAGGTAGATAAAAATGATAAACAAGAATTATACAATATTGAAAGAGACATTGCAATCTCTGAAAACAAACAAATGGCAATTAAGATTCTTCTTAACTCTCTTTATGGTGCTATGGGTAATAGGTATTTTCGCTTTTTCGACCAAAGAATCGCAGAAGCAATTACCCTTACAGGACAGCTTACAATTCGATGGGCCGAATATGCGCTCAACTCCTATCTTAATCGTGTGCTCAAAAACACAACCTGGAAAGACTATATTGTTGCAATCGACACCGACTCTTTGTATGTGGGCCTAGACGATCTTGTAAAAAAATTCCAACCCAATAATACAATTGACTTTCTTGATAAGATATGTCAAGATGCTCTTGAACCAGAGCTCGAGAAAGCATATGCTGACTTATTCAATATGCTCGGTGGTGTAGATAATCGTATGGTTATGAAACGTGAAGCAATTGCAGATCGTGGTCTTTGGACAGCAAAGAAAAGATATATTCTAAATGTGCATGATAATGAAGGCGTAAGATACGCTGAGCCAAAGCTGAAGATCATGGGCATTGAAGCAATTAAATCTTCAACTCCTGCGCCATGTCGTGATGCTCTAAAGAAAATCTTTAAAGTCATTATGGAAAAAGATGAAGCTTCAGTTCAAAAAGAAATTCAACAATTTAAAAATTATTTTAAAACACTACCACCTAATGAAATAGCCTTTCCTCGTGGTGTAAGTAAAGTTCGAGAGTACCAAGCAAGAGATACGATATATAAAAAGGGAACGCCAATTCATGCAAGAGGTTCTCTTATGTATAATAAATTAGTTGCTGATATGGCGCTACAAAAGAAATATACAATGATTAATAATGGTGATAAGATTAAGTTTTTATATCTTAGAACACCAAACATGATCCATGAAAATGTAATATCATTTCCAGATTATCTTCCAGAAGAGTTTGGTTTGAATAGCTATATTGATCATGAACTACAATTCCAAAAGACTTTCCTTGATCCAATTGATCCAATCCTGGAAGCCGTTGGTTGGACATCAGAAGAAGTTGCTTCACTGGAGGATTTTTTCGGGTGAGATCACTGGAAACATTTAATCAATTAGTTGATCATCATATATTTGAAACAGTACTTGATGTAGGTTCTGGTGACTTTACATTTGCTCGTATGTTTCAAGAGAAAGGTAAACAAGTATACACAACTGATATATTAGAATCAGATTATCAAGGCGACTTTAATACAATTGATTTTGATCGTAACTTTGATTGTATATGGTGTGCACATACATTAGAACATCAATTGAATGTTCATCATTTCTTAAGTAAGATCTTTCATTTATTAGATACAAATGGAATTCTTGCAATATCCGTTCCACCGCTTAAACACAATATTGTAGGTGGACATGTTTCATTATGGAATGGTGGATTATTACTATATAATTTAATACTTGCTGGTTTTGATTGTAGTGAAGCAAGTGTAAAACAATATGGATATGATATATCTGTTATTGTAAAAAAGAAAGAGGCAATATTGCCTAAATTAAACTACGATCATGGAGACATTGAGATGCTTGCAGAGTTCTTTCCTATGAAAGTAAAGCAAGGATTTTATGGTCAATTAGATGAAATTAATTGGAAATAACCATTTACAAAACACTGAAAATGTGGTATAATAGATATACTTATGGAGAAAAAAAATGCTATTAGTACGTTTATCCTCAGGTGAGGAAGTAATAGGTGAAGTCACTGAGACTCAAGATCTTATTACAATAAAAGATGGCTATACTCTTATTCCAGCTGGAGAAGGTAGAATAGGAATGATGCCATTCATGGCTTATACAAAAGCTAACAACGGAGTTACAATCGATAAAAAGTTTGTAATGTTTATGATTGAACCAGCTGATGATCTACAAGATCAAGTCAGAAGCATGAGTTCAGGTATTGTCACACCAAATAAAAAGATAGTAACATGAGTCAAGACTGGGTAAAAGATATTCATGACATGCAAACAAAGTATAAGACTCGCGAATGGGTTGAGAATGCTGATAAAGAAAAGCTTAAAAGATTTCTTGAGTTTCGTATAGACTTTATACGAGAAGAACTCGATGAAACTGAAACAGCTTTAATTAGTATGGACTCAGAAGAAATTGTTGATGGTCTTATCGATCTTTGTGTTGTTGCTATTGGTACACTCGATGCATTCGGTGTCGATCCATATAAAGCATGGGACGAAGTTCTTAGAGCAAATATGGCAAAAGAAGTTGGTGTTAAACCAACAAGACCAAATCCTTTAGGTGTTCCAGACTTAATTAAACCAGACAATTGGGAGGCTCCTTCGCACGAAGGAAATCATGGTAAGCTTAACGATCTTCGATAGTATATACGATAACAAAACAGACAAACGAATGGACTATGAGTCCTTTGATGAGTTTGAACAAATATTGTATAAGCTATCTGAATCAACAAAGTATCCTACTAAAAAGGATGCTCCTCTAATTAGTCCAGCGGTATACATCCCCGATACAACG